CAAGAGTTAGCAGAAACAACTATAGCTGCTTTACCACACCAAGAAGACGAGGAAGGAAACAGTCACCCATCACACGGCCATACGGTTGTTAAATTAGGTAACGTAGTAATTACAGAGGGTACATACGATGAGGAAGGTAACGAACTTACTGCGCCTGTACTTGCTGACAACTATTCTGTTGACGTTCTATGGAGAGCATCTGAGATTACTGAAACCGATGAAGAAGGTAACGAGGAGATTGACTATCCTTATGGGTGGGTATCTAAAGAGATTACAATAGAAGAAGGTAACGGCGTGCACACTTTCGCAGGGTGGTCTTTTAATTAGTGAAAGTAATTTCCGAGTAAATAGTGTAACTATATTACTATAAATTAATTAAATTAAATCAAATGGCAAAAATTACTAAAGATCAATTAGAAAAAATAAAAGACTTAAACTCTAAACTAAACGAAACTGTTACTAGAATAGGTTTGTTAGAATCAAACAAGCACGCGCTTTTGCACGAAATAGCTGGTGTTAATAAGGATTTAGAAGAATTTAAATTAGAACTAGAAAAAGAATACGGAAGTATTAATATTGATATGGCTACAGGCGAATACACTGAAATCGAAAAAGAAGATAAAGGTGAATCAGCTATAGTAAAAGCAGAAGACTAAAATGGATTCTGTTATAAGAAAGATCAGTATTGGTTCTGATTATAAAAATGATGCGATGCATTATTCCGTAGGTCAACAAGTTTATGGTGGCCACGAGATAGCATATATTTTATTTGATGATCAAGATAGTTCTTATAATATTCATATAAAGAAAAACAACGAGGTATTGCCATGGAAGAAGTTTAATTCTAACATGGCAGTATCTGTTGAGTATGATTTAGAATATTAATGAAAAGCGTATATAATTTTATCATAAAGCCTGTAGGTAAAGTTTATGATAATTCTATAGATGTAGATGGTAAAGAGCTTTTGCTAAATACCAGTATTGAAAAACATAAGTTTGTAAATAATAAAGCTATTGTAGTTTCTACGCCACTTGCTTTTGAAACACATATAGAAGAAGGTGATGAAATTATAGTTCACCATAATATCTTTAGAAGGTATTATAATATGCAAGGTAAAGAAGTTAACAGTAGTAAGTTTTTTAAAAACGATCTTTACTTTTGTCAAATAGATCAAATATATTTATATAAAAAAATATACAAATGGCATGCGTTTGCTGATAGATGCTTTGCTATGCCACTTGAAAATAATAATGATCTAGAGCTCGATAAAGAGCAAAAGCTTATTGGTGTATTAAAATACGGTAATAAGTCCTTAGAAGCTAAAGGAATAAACGAGGGAGACATTGTAGGCTTTACACCTAACAGTGAGTTTGAGTTTATTGTAAACGACCAGCGGCTTTATTGTATGAAATCAAATGATATTGTAATTAAGTATGAGCACCAAGAAAACCAAGTTGAATATAATCCAAGCTGGGCAAAGAGCAGTTGAGGAATTAATTAAGGTGGCTAAAGAACCTATTATAGATTCAGATGATGACATCTCGGCTGATCGTTTAAAGAACGCAGCTGCAACAAAAAAGTTAGCTATATTCGATGCGTTTGAAATACTTAACCGTATCGAGGAAGAAAAGAATATGCTTGAAGATAAACCAAGCGATAGCAAACAAAAATCTTTTCAAGGTTTTGCAGAAGGTAGATCTAAATAATGTACAAGCAAAATTTACTTACTGTACTTACAGACTACATAAAACCTCATGTGCTTAAAAGAAATAACAAAAGCAAAAAGTGGGAGTATGGTTATAACAAAGAACACGATATAGTTGTTATAAGTAAAACAGGTCAAATAGGTGATGTATATGAAATACAAAACCTTAAAATAGCATTACCACCTTTTAAAGGTAAATTAAATAAGGATAAAGACAAATGGTCTAGAGAAGAATATCCTAAAGAATTAAATAAAATAAAAAGTGTATTTGAGTGGAATAAATATCCGGAGCACTTTAAAGAAAGATGGTATGAGTATAATGATGAAGAATTTAAGCGTCGTGACGAAGGCTATTGGTTCAATAACAAAGGTGTTGCTACTTATATTACTGGTACTCACTACATGTACTTGCAGTGGAGTAAGATTGATGTTGGGGCAGCAGACTTTAGAGAGTCAAACAGATTATTCTTTATATTCTGGGAAGCTTGTAAAGCAGACCAAAGATGTTACGGTATGTGCTACCTCAAAAACAGACGCTCTGGTTTTTCATTCATGGCATCGGGTGAAACAGTCAACCTTGCGACAATATCAAGCGATGCAAGATTTGGCATATTATCAAAGTCAGGGGCTGATGCTAAAAAAATGTTTACCGACAAAGTCGTACCAATATCTATCAACTATCCGTTCTTCTTTCGACCCATACAAGACGGTATGGACCGACCAAAAACGGAACTTGCTTATAGAGTACCCGCGTCGAAGCTTACCAGACGTAAGCTTGATCAAGGTGAAACCCCAGAAGAAGTAGTAGGTCTTGATACAACTATTGACTGGAAAAATACAGGTGATAACAGCTATGATGGTGAAAAACTAAAGCTGTTAGTACACGATGAATCAGGTAAATGGGAAAGACCTGATAATATATTAAACAACTGGAGGGTTACAAAAACCACACTGCGATTAGGCAGTAGAGTTGTGGGTAAATGTATGATGGGTTCAACGTCAAACGCTTTAGATAAAGGCGGCGAGAATTTTAAAAAATTATACTATGCATCGGATGTTACACAGAGAAACCGCAATGGACAGACTAGCTCAGGACTATATTCTTTGTTTATACCTATGGAGTGGAACTACGAAGGATTCATTGATACTTATGGACACCCTGTCTTTGATACGCCAGCAAAATCAGTTGAAGGCGCAGATGGATTACAAATTGAAGTAGGAGTTATAAATCATTGGGAAAACGAAGTTGAAGGTTTAAAAGGTGATCAAGATAGTTTAAATGAATACTATCGTCAGTTTCCACGTACTGAGCAACATGCTTTTAGAGATGAAACAAAAGAATCTTTATTTAATCTAACTAAAATATATGAGCAAATAGATTATAATGAAGATATAAAAACTGGAGGACTTATAACTAAGGGTTCTTTTCAATGGGCCAAAGGTCATAAAGATACATTTGTAGAATTTGTACCACACAAAGATGGTAGATTTTTAGTTTCATGGGTACCACCTGTTAACTTGCAAAACCGTTTAATAATTAAAAATGGAATTAAATATCCTGGCAATGAACATTGCGGCGCTTTTGGTTGTGACTCTTATGATATATCAGGAACAGTAGACGGTAAAGGTTCTAAAGGTGCTTTGCATGGTCTTACTAAATTTAGTATGGAAGATGTGCCACCTAATAAATTTTTTTTAGAATATATAGCCCGCCCACAAACGGCTGAAATATTTTTTGAAGAAGTACTTATGGCTTGTATTTTTTATGGGATGCCTATACTTTGCGAAAACAACAAACCAAGATTACTGTACCATTTTAAACATAGAGGTTACAGAGGATTTAGTATGAATCGTCCAGATAAAACATACAATAAATTATCTATAACTGAAAAAGAAATAGGAGGTATACCAAACTCCTCTGAAGATATTAAGCAAGCGCATGCTGCTGCTATTGAATCTTATATAGAAGATTTTATAGGATTAAAAGAAACTACATATGGTGATATGTATTTTCAGCGCACACTAGAAGACTGGGCGAAATTTAATATAAACAATAGAACTAAGTTTGACGCAACGATTAGTTCTGGCCTAGCGCTTATGGCTTGTAATAAAAATAGATATACACCAGTTTTCAAAGTTGAAAAAAATGTTGTACCTTTAAGTTTCAAGAAATATGATAATAAAGGTAGTATTTCAAAAATAATAAAATAGATGATTTATACTAACGTTAATAGTTCTTTTCCAAGTCAGGTAGTACCAGATGCAGAGAAAAATACTTTAGAATATGGTTTAGCTGTAGGAAGAGCTGTGGAAAACGAGTGGTTCAGAGGTGATAGAGGTCTTGGAGATGGCGGAAGGTTTGGAAACAACTGGAGGTATTTTAATAATCTTAAGCTTTACGCACGCGGTGAACAAAGTGTACAAAAATATAAAGATGAATTATCTATAAACGGTGATCTGTCTTATCTTAACTTAGACTGGAAACCGGTAGGTGTATTATCTAAATTTGTAGACATTGTTGTTAATGGCATGACAGATAAAGGTTATGAAATAAAATCTTTTGCTTCAGATCCTTACGCTATAAAACAAAGAACTGATTTTGCTTTTAATGCTTTGCGTGATATTGAAAACAAAGAAATGATAGAGCAGTTAAACGCTGCTACTGGTAAAAATTTTTACGCTTCGCCAGACCCACAGGAATTACCAATAAATAAAGAAGAATTAGATTTATATCTTCAATTAAACTACAAACAAAGTATTGAAATAGCTGAAGAAGAAGTTATAAGTAATGTAATGGATTATAATAAGTACGACGAAATTAAAAAGCGTTTAGCTTATGATTTAACAGTACTAGGTATATCGGCTGTAAAAACTAATTTTAATTTAGCTAACGGTGTTACAATAGATTATGTAGATCCTGCTAATTTAGTTTATTCATATACTGAAGATCCTAATTTTGAAGATATATATTATGTTGGTGAAGTAAAAAGTGTTAGTCTTGAAGAAATTAAAAAACAATTTCCTTATTTAACACAAGACGAATTAGAAGAAATACAAAAATATCCTGGAGATATAAGTTATACAAGAAATTATTATAATCAAAACGACGATAATAATACAATACAGGTTCTATATTTTGAATATAAGACGTATAAAAATCAAGTATTTAAAATAAAACAAACAGATCAAGGTCTTGAAAAAGCTCTTGAAAAAGATGATACGTTTGATCCTCCTGAAACTGATAATTTTAGCAAAGCGCATAGAGCTATAGAAGTTTTATACAGCGGAGCTAAAATACTTGGGCATAAAAAAATGCTTAAATGGGAACTAGCTGAAAACATGACACGTCCTTTTAGCGATCAAACTAAAGTAGAAATGAATTATAGTATTTCTGCTCCTAGAATGTATAAAGGACGTATAGAATCGCTTGTAAGTAAATGTATTAGTTTTGCCGACATGATACAACTTACACACTTAAAATTACAACAAGTGCTAGCGCGCATGGTACCTGATGGTGTGTATGTGGATGTAGATGGTTTAGCAGAAGTTGATCTTGGTAATGGTACAAATTACAATCCACAAGAAGCTCTTAATATGTACTTCCAAACTGGTAGTATTGTAGGTAGAAGTTTAACGCAAGATGGTGATCCTAACAGGGGTAAAGTGCCTATTCAAGAGTTACAAACGTCTTCTGGCATGGCTAAAATACAAGCGTTAATACAAACGTATCAGTATTACTTGCAAATGATAAGAGACGTAACCGGATTAAATGAAGCTAGAGACGGTAGCAAGCCTGATAAAGATTCGTTAGTTGGTTTGCAAAAACTTGCTGCGGCTGCTTCCAATACAGCTACTAAGCACATATTGCAATCGCTTATGTATTTAACGATAAGAACAGCAGAAAACATTAGTCTTCGCGTAGCTGATATGTTAGAGTTTCCATTGTTAAAACAAGCTTTAATGAGCTCTATAAATCAATTTAACGTATCTACATTATCTGAAATAGATAAATTAAATATGCATGAATTTGGTATATTTTTAGAATTAGAGCCAGACGAGGAGGAAAAAGCAGGGTTAGAACGTAATATACAAATAGCTTTGCAGGCTGGGCAAATTGGTTTAGAAGATGCTATAGATATAAGAGAAATTAAAAACTTAAAACTAGCTAATCAGTTCTTAAAATATAGACAAAAAATAAAAGCAGAAGAAGCCCAACAAGCTCAATTAGCTAATATACAAGCTCAGGCAAATGCAAATGCCGAGTCTGCTGAACGAGCTGCTTTAGCTGAAACTCAAAAGCAACAAGTTATTAACGAACAAAAAGTTCAATTAGAACAAGCTAAATCTCAGTTTGAAATACAACGTATGCAAACTGAAGCTCAAATAAAACGTGATTTAATGAGCGAAGAGTTTAGATTTAATATGCAATTAGCAAAAGCTAGAGCTGATGTTGAAAAATCTAAAGAACAAGAAATAGAAAATCGTAAAGACGAACGTGCTAGAATTATAGGTACGCAGCAATCAGAAATGATTTCACAGCGTCAAAACGATGAATTACCTAAAAACTTCGAGTCATCAGGATTTGACTCACTAGGAGGATTTGGACTTGAACAGTTTGAACCTCGTTGAAAATAAAATCCTTTAATTTTATACTATTATATTATGTCAGAAGAAGTAAAACAAGAAGGAGAGTTTAAAATAAAAACACCTTCTAAACCTAAAAATTTAGGTACTAATCAAAACGAAGTTACTAAAGTTAACATGAAAGAACCTTTAGTAGAACTTGAATCAAGTGTTACAAAAGTTGTAATACCAAACGAAGAGAAAAAAGAAGAAGAAGATGCCGTTCAAACACAGGAGACAAATGATAGCGATGTTATTGTCGAAGAGTCCAAAGACAGTGGCGACAGCGAAGAAGTGGTTAAAGAAATACGGAACTCCGACCAAGAAGTAGAATCTCCTTTAACTGTTATTGAAAATACAGAAGAAGAAGAAAAACAACCTGAAGTAACTAAAGAAGTAGAACAAGCTGTGCAAGAGCAAAGAGTTCTACCTGAAAATATTGAAAAGCTAGTTTCTTTTATGGAAGAGACTGGCGGAACTGTAGAAGACTATGTTAGGCTTAATGCAGATTATACCAATGTTGATAACCAAACTTTAATACGTGAGTATTATAAACAAACTAAACCGCATTTAGATTCTGAAGACATAAGTCTTCTGTTAGAAGATTTTAATTATGATGAAGATATCGACGAACCAAAAGACATACGTAAAAGAAAAATTGCGTTTAAAGAGGAGGTTGCCAAGGCTAAGAGCTTTCTTGAACAGCTTAAGAGGAAATACTACGACGAGATCAAGTTGAGACCGGGCGTAACCCAAGAGCAAAAGAAAGCAACAGAGTTTTTCAACCGATACAACGAAGAGCAGCAAGCTATAAAACAAAAGCACGTTGATTTTATTGACCGCACTAAAAAATTATTAAATAATGATTTCGAAGGTTTCGATTTTAAAGTTAGTGATAAGAAATTTAGATACGGTATTAAAAATCCAACACAGGTAGCTGAAAATCAATCTAATATTACAAACTTCATTAAGACGTTCTTAAATGACAAAGGTGAAATAACAGACACTAAAGGTTACCACAAAGCTTTATACGCTGCGCGGAATGCTGATACTATAGCACAACATTTTTATGAGCAAGGCAAAGCTGATGCTGTTAAAGATGTTATGGCTAAATCTAAAAATATAAGTAATGAACCAAGGCAAACTGTTTCTGGTGATGTTTATATAGGTGGATTAAAAGTAAAAGCAATAAGCGGCGCTGATTCTTCAAAATTAAAAATCAAAACAAAAAAATTTAACTAACTAAATAATAAATTATGGCTTTAACCCCACAATTAGGTAGTTTAATACCGTCTTCAACTCAACAGTTGTTGCCAAGTAACTACCTACAATTTAACACGGCTGCTGCTGGTGCAAATGATTTTGCTCAACAGTATCTGCCTGAGATCTACGAACAAGAAGTAGAGCGTTACGGAAACCGTACACTTTCTGGATTCTTACGTATGGTTGGTGCAGAAATGCCTATGACTTCTGATCAAGTAATTTGGTCTGAACAAAATAGACTACATATTAGTTATACCGGATTTGGTATTGGAGCAGATGCTGCAAACGCTAACCTTATAACATTGCCAAATACTGTAAGAAACGTTGTTTCTATTAACGATACAGTAGTGCTATTAAACCCTACAACTGGTGCTGAGCAAAAATGTATTGTAACAGCTTCTACTACTGTAGCTACTGGTGGTGCTCCTGCAAACGGCGGTACATTTACTGTAGCTCCTTTTGTTGGAACTGGTCTTGTTGCTGCTGGATTTGTAGCTGGTGCAATCGCTGTTGGCGCCCAAGCTGATCTTAAAGTGTTTGTATACGGTTCTGCTTATGTAAAAGGTAGTAACTTAGGCGGTGCTGCTGCCGGTACAGGCGTACAAGCTGCTAACACAAGAGTATCTGTAACTCCTCAGTTAACTCAGTTTTCTAACTCTCCAATTATCATAAGAGATCAATACACTATTAGTGGGTCTGATATGGCACAAATTGGTTGGGTAGAAGTTGCTACTGAAGATGGTACTTCTGGATATCTATGGTATTTAAAGGCTGAATCTGAAACTCGCTTGCGTTTTGAAGATTACCTAGAAATGGCATTAGTAGAAGGTGAGTACAATCAAGGTGGTGCAGCTGGCGCTGTAGCTAGCTTGCCTGGTACTGAAGGTTTATTTGCTGCTATTCAATCTCGTGGTAATGTAGAAGTAGGATTTACTGCTGCTAACGGGCTAGACGAGTTTGATAATATTCTTAAAAACCTAGACACTCAAGGTGCTATTGAAGAAAACATGTTGTTTTTACAGCGTCAAACTTCATTAGACTTTGATGACATGCTATCTGCTATCTCTGCTGGAGGTTCAGGTGGTACTGCTTTTGGTCTTTTCGAAAACTCTGAAGAAATGGCATTGAACTTAGGATTCTCTGGATTCCGTAGAGGTTCTTACGATTTCTATAAGACTGACTGGAAATATCTAAATGACGCGTCTACACGTGGTGGTGTATCTGGAATTAGCTCAATAGAAGGTGTATTAGTTCCTGCTGGAACAAGTACAGTTTACGATCAAATTCTAGGAACAAACATCCGTCGTCCGTTCTTACACGTACGATATAGAGCTTCTGAAAGCGATGATCGCCGTATGAAGTCTTGGTTGACTGGTTCAGCTGGTGGTGCTTTTACCTCAACTCTTGATGCGATGGAAGTAAACTTCCTATCTGAAAGATGTTTGGTAACTCAAGGTGCTAACAACTTTGTACTATTTAAAGGAATCTAATGATTCAATTTTAATAATAACCTCCGTCTTCGGGCGGAGGATATTATTTTTTAACTATTTAATTTTATTATATCATGGCTAAAGAAGCTAAACAAGCAGAAGAAACAGTTGAGGTTGCACCTCAAAAAACAGTTAATGTTAAACCTGAATGGGAAATTAAAGATCGCGTTTATTTTTTAACAGGAAATAAATCTCCTTTAACACTTAAAATACCAGGAAGACATACAAGAAAACATGCATTATTATATTTTGATGAAGAAAGCGGCAAGCAAAGAGAAATTAGGTATGCAACAAATCAAGATTCACCGCTTGTTGATGAACAAAAAGGTGAAGTAACTTTAGGTCACATAATGTTTAGAGACGGTACACTTACTGTTCCTAAACATCAACAAAACCTACAAAAACTACTTTCAATATACCACCCTTTGAAAGGTAAATTATATCAAGAATACAGCGCTGTTGAAGAAGCTACTGATGAACTTGACCAATTAGAACTACAAATTGATGCGTTAAACGCGGCTACATCTATGGATATAGATCAAATAGAAGCTATCATGCGTGTAGAAATAGGATCTAAGGTATCTAAGATGAGTTCTAAAGAGCTTAAGCGTGACTTATTATTATTTGCTAAAAACAATCCTTCTTTATTTATAGAGCTTGCTAATGATGAAAACGTACAGTTACGCAACGTAGCAATTGTAGCAACTGAAAATGGTGTAATTGTACTTTCACCAGATCAAAGAAGTTTTACTTGGGGTAGTAATGGAAGAAAACTAATGAACGTACCGTTTGATGAAAATCCATACTCAGCAATGGCTGCGTGGTTTAAAACTGACGAAGGCGTAGAAGTTTATAAATCAATAGAGAAAAAACTTCTCTAACGTGTAATAATATATCAGGGCGTGTAATGCGCCCTGTATATAAATAAAAAAATCAATGGCAATAAACGTA